GAAGAGGTGATGGTGTCACCAGAACGAACGAGTGCGTTGGACGAGATGTCGAACGAGATGCCTGTCGGCTCTTGTACCTGCCAGTCGCCATCTGTGTCCTTTGTCGTTGCGTCTTCGAGAGACAGCGATACGTGCAGGGACAGGCTCTTGGCGGATGCAATGACCTTTGCAGGGGTCGCGGTGTTGTCCGATCCGAGGAACAGACGAACGAACTGACCCTTCGTGTAGCTGCCTGCTGAGATTTCCTCGAAAGCAGGGGTCGTCGTCACCTTTGCCAACTGACCAACTCCCGTGAATTGCAGCGATTTGGATGCGTTCTCACGATCGTTGAAGTTGAAGGTCACATCATTTAAGTAGGCGGAGCCAGTACGAGCGAAACCTTCCTCTTCCGGGGTCTGGTTGTCGGTCGTCGATACCTCATCCCACAACAGCGTGAACTTCTGATAACTCTTGACGGCCGTGAGGATTGCAGCGATGTCCGCTACACTAAGCGACTCAACCGATACCTGCCAACTCTTGCTGATTACGGTCGGCTTCTGTGCGCCACCTACATCGTCTTTGGTAGAAGCGTCTTCGGTGTTAGCTGTGAGGTTCACGGTGCAGTTGTTAGCCATACCGATGCACTTAAACTTGCTTGCCGTCGTATCGTAAGTAAGGATGCGGAAGTTTTGTCCTTTTAATGTTGCCATTGTTATGATGTTTTAATCGTTGATAATGTCGATCCTGAGCTGATAGAGACCCGTTGTCGGGTTCTTACCGATGGCACCGGCGGCGTAGCGAACGGACGCGGGGATATTGTCTATCATCTCGCCGAACTCGTCACGGCTGGCTGCCCGCAGAATGACGGTGCCTTTGGTCAGCAACTCCTCCATATAGGCGGGTTGCTCAGGCTTGGCCTGTGTCTTCTTTTTGCTCATGATTCTTCTGGTTCTTCAATCACGTCCATGTCGCACTGATAGTGGAGCGTGTCGTAGTAGCAGGGCTTGGTCCAATCCCACGCGATGCCGTCAGATGTGAGGGCGGTGAGATAGGGCGCGTCAGTCAGCGACTCGACATGCTGCCCGATGGCTTGCCGAACCAGTCGGCGGAGTCGTTTGACATCTGCCGGGCTGTTGGCGGAGATAATCACAGAGACCGCCACATGATCCATATCGCCTTCCCACACATTGTCCTTGGTGCCCTGCTCGTTTTGCAGTTGCTCCTCGGCAATGATGATATAAGGCAGCGGCGTGTTGTCGTCGTCGGTCGGCGGCACCTCGATACAGGTCGAGTGAATACGTCCACCTGTTTCGGCTTGCAGCGTCTCGTTGGCAGCGATGGCCTCGTAGATTATTTCGTCAAGTTCTTTTGCCATGTTCTATCAGTTTTGACATTTCGGTGTTGCTTTGGATGTGGGCAGGGCTTTCACCTCCTGCCCGACACCCTTGGCGATTAGGATTCAGCAGCCTCCACAACCTTGATGAGTTTGAAGGCTTGCGGGGTGCCATTTGCACCATTGACCTTACCAGAGAGCTCGGTAAGGCTGAGTTCCGTCGAGAAGACGATGACCGTCGAGTTGCGCTCGGCCACGGCGGCACTTGTCGCATCGATAGTTAGTCTGGCCTCGCCGTGCTGCTCGAACGGCAGGTAGCCCCAGTGACCGATACCGATGTAGTGGTTTCCGTCTGCCTTCGGCGTGGTGCCGTCCAGCGCGTAGTTTACATACGGGCTGACTTTGTAGCGGTAGCCTAAGCAGCGGTCTCCCTCGATGACGGTGCGGTCACCAATCTGACCGGGAATGCGGCGTGTGAAGCGAAGTTCGGTCTCGATAGTCTTGTCCATAACGAGTTCCGGCTCGCCCTCGAAGCCGAGGTCCCACATCTTGGCAATCTCCTTTGCAAGGTTCTTGCCGAAGTTCTCGTCAAGAGTGATCTCAACCGGGGTGACAGCAGCGAACGGCGATTTCAGATGGTGGCTGAATGCGCAGTGGCTGTACACGTGGAGAGCGTTGGACATTGCCAAAGCCTTGCGGATCTTGTAGCTGATGAAGCCCAAGAGGTCGAAGTTTGCGTTGTCGATAGCGCGGTTGGAGATTGCAACAGCAGCAGCAACGCGCTCTGGGTTAGCACTCAGTTTATCGAACTTGATAGCCTGCTCGCTAACTTTTTCTACCTCACCTGCAACGGTGACTTTGACGTCATCTACGCAGTACGGATAGATTTCGTTGCCCGTTACGCCGGTAACGATAGGCAGGTCATCCGGCAACTCAAGACCCGGCACTTTCGTGTCGATGAGCTCCTTGATAGTCAGGGGCACGAGTCCACCCGCCTCGAGGTTGGCGTCTGTGTTGCCGGCAGCGGCGTCTTTCAGTACGGTGGTAGCGTTGGCAGCCTCACGTGCCATCAGAACCTCAGAGAAGTCCTCGCGGTTCTCTTTGCAGTTCTTCAGGAGTTCGCGGAGTTGAGCGTCTTTGCTCTTGTGCTCACGCAATTCAGCCAGCTGCTTTGCGTCCATCATACCCTGAATCTCGATGTGGAGGCGTTGATCCTCACGCATCAGTTTGTCGTACTTCTGGTTCTCGGCCTCGGTGAAGGCACGATTCTCGCGTTGTGCGAGTTGGTCCATCTGGTCCATTTCCTCCAGAATCTCCAAGTGGCGTTTCTGGATTTGTTCTTTTGTCATTTTTCCCATTGTCTTAAACGTTTAAGGGGTTAATAATTGAAGTTGTTTGTCATATGACGTCGGCATGAGCGGCGGCGTTGCTCGTCCA